CATCATCCATGTCCGAAGTAGCGTGGGCTCCTCGGTATGACTTACCGTCTAGGTCGTTGGTCGTTTCGTAGATGTAGTACGTCAAGTTTTCCACGGCAGGTATGCTCCTAAAATAAGGGTTGGCGTAGGTCGACAAGATCGTCGACCCTACAACCATAATATACACTGCCGTGGAAACCATTTCAATCAACCGTTAGCTTTTAACTGGTTATCCGTTAGCCTATCCGTTGCTCTGTAAAAAAGCTATCGGAATGCGAGTGCGTTCGAAGGCACGATCCCACTGGCCCGCAGCCTGAAGTTCCGCGATTGTCGGAGTTTCGTCCGTAATCGAGGCAATCAGGAATTGGAAACCAAACGGGTGAACGAGCATCTGTTGGCGACTGTAGAACGTTTCCTGCCCGCCGCCGTCACCGGAAGCCGGGGTACGGTCGAGTTCAGAAGGAACACTGTCGTCGATCTGATCAACAGCGAGCGAGCCCGCGCCGAGCAGATAGCTAGTGTAAACCGTTGGCGTACCAGAAGCTGTGCAACCATTGTCAACCAGAACGCGAGCGCCCTGATAAACGGAGATCATTGTCTTGCCGTCGGAATCAACGATAGTATCAATGAGATTGAGCTTCTGCATACGGGTGTAAACCACGCGGTGTACGATCATGATAGCGAGCTGTCCGAGCTTGTCGCCCATAGTAGCCTGTGCATCAATGAACGCTTCAGCCGAGAACTTGTTACTGTCGCCAGGGGTGCCGGTACCAGTAGAGATATCGTTCACCATGTCGCTACCGTCCGCAGCTTCATTGTCAGCCAGAATACCGTCGAGGGAAGCGATAATACGGGCTTGGCGACGTTTTGCCCAGTAGTCGACGACGTTGTCGGCGACGTGCTTGACAGGATCACTGCCAGTGTACGTGGCGACAAGGTTCATTGCGCTCCAGCTCTGATTCAGAACTTGGCGGATTAGAGCTCGAACCGCTGTCATCGGTCGAAACGTTAGCGGCTTCATCTACAAGCTGCTTCCAGAAAGGAAGGTTGATAGACTGGCCAGGGCCTTGCAAGAAGGTGCGGGCCTGGGGCACGGTGATTGCTGCTCCAGAGGTGATGAATGCGTCGTTTTCGAGCATCTTCTGGCCGACGTAGTCGTCGAAGATCTCGGGCACGAATTTGCTTGTGAGTGTGGTAACTGCCATTTGCTAGTTACTCCATGTTTTCGGGTACTGGTTTCGTTGGCCCCGGCTCCATGAGCTCACGGCTAGATGTTTTACTTGGTGTCTCTCAGAACCTCGCTACCATGTAGCAAGCTCCTTTGAAACGTGGGCTCCCGGCATCCGAGAGCCCGAAATTCTTATCTTCCTACGTTCGCCATTGCGCGCAGTTTCTCGGCGTGCTTTGGGTCGCTCTGCATCATTTCAGTCTGAGCGGTCAAGCTGTAGGCTGGCGATTTAGAGTCGAACGGGTTTTGACTGTTCTTTCCGCCTTTGCCGCCTCTCGCGTTCGCGCCGTTGCTCGGCATACTCCAGCCGGGCGTGTTGGTCAATTGGCGGTTGAACCATTCATCTGCGGTCGATCCCGCTTCGTCATAGAAGCCTTCGCGGTCCGTGTCGTATTTCAAATCCATCTTAGCGCGCAGGTCGAGGTCGCGGAAGTAATCGGCCTGGATTACGCCGTCTGCGAGTCCGTGCAGCATCTTTTCCCGGTCGCGACTGAGCAATTTAGTAGAGAGCTCGGTTTCGCGTGTATTGGCTGCTTCCAAAGCTGCGGCTAGTGTGTCACGTTCGCGGACTAGCGGCTGCTGGCGTACTTGCAAAAGGCTTTCGATTTTTTCGTCATCGGTCCCGCCGTCGGCTGCCTTGGCTCTGAGCTCCGCAAGTTCGTCTTTTATGGCGAGAAGTTCGTCCGGCTTAGTGTCGCCGTATGCGTTAAGGGCGTCCTTTACCTGTTTTCGCTCTTTGCGGGCCTCCTGAAGGCTTTTGTAGACTGTATCGAACTCTGATGGGGGTTTGACCCCTTCGACGTCCAGAACGTGCGTTCCGTCGTCCGTCTCTACGTACAGAACTCGGAGGTTCTCGTCTACGTCCTCGATGTCGTCTACTTGATAACTCAGTGGCATGTGTGTTTCTCTCGTTGTTGTAAAGTAAAGCGGTGCCTTTGTGGCCTTGCTCTAAGTTTCAATAATATCTATTTTTAGCAGGTCGGGTTTCAAGTTTTCGGCTTTGACCACCTTCTGCCATGCCCAGTACGGCAATTCAACGTCGGTGATACCCGTCCAGTCTACCCGCTCCAAGGTCTCTTGCCACTCTTGCTCACGGCCTGCGGTCACTGTAACCGTGATGTCTTGAGCCCTGGCGTATTCTATAGCTTCCCGTATTCCCTTGACCTGGTAGAAGAATTCCCCGGCCAACAGTTTCACACCCCGTAAGTGGATAGTATCGAACCCCTCGCGCATGGCTTCGCATAGCATGGATGCAATGCTGCAAGTTAAAGCACGTTTAGGAAACCGAGCTTCAAGGGTCTTGATGTCGAGGTACTTTGAATCAAGGCCGTCTATCTTATCGAGCGTTACAAGCTCCGCGCCTTGGTGCTGATATTCTCGATACCTTGCTTTCCAATCGCCGGGGAACCTGCCGGGGCGGTCGTCTTTGTCAAAGCCCCAATGCAGATGATAGACCCGATCCGGTTGGAGGCTAGGATATCTCGTGTAGAAGTCGTTTAAAGTCCAAACGGACCCTCTCAGGTCGAGAGGGTCCGGGTATAGTCCAAGGATTGTTACTTCAGCCACTTTGATTAGGTGGAGAAGGTGATAGCGTCAGATACGAGCAATTCGTCACCAACCACAACAACCAGATACCATGTTGCGGTGGTCGTGTCGGTGATGTCAAGATCAATAGCGCCGGTAGCGTTCGAGGTAATCAGAAACGAAGCCTTAGCGGTCAGCGTATCAATGATATTGCCGTCAGTGCCGATTGCAACGGAGGTTGCCGGGGCGGTGCCTGTGATACCGTCGCCGTCTGCGTCGTCCGACAGGTACGCATAGACGCAGCGCCGGGCGGCTACGTTTGCGCCGTCGTTGTCTTCGAGTTGCACCGTTACATTGATGACGTTCGTTGCTTCTGTGCCGACGCCAATCGTAGCACCAACCGCGCCAGCGGCGTCTTTGACAATTTCGTTAGTGTTGCTTGAGCCGTCCTGGCCACGGAGTAGTTTGGTGAATGATCCCATTGAGAGTCTCCAAGAAGTTTGGTTTAAGTTGCAATAATATATCGATCCGTAGATTAGGGGGCAAGTTTCATGGCGTTCGGTGCCGTGCAGGATGCATCCCGGACATTTGCCCGGATCAAAAACAGCATCTTGGCGCACTTAAGCTATTGCGCTAGCGATACTTGCAAAGCGGTGTCCGGGATGTCCGGGATGTTTTGACTTTTTCCCTAAAAACAGGGGTTACGTTTTCGGTCAGGAATTTGGCCTATTCCCAAGTTCCCTAAGTGCATGATTCTTAGGTATTTATATATAATTAATTCTCTAAATAAAAGTAAATAACCTATATAAGTGGGACATCCTGCCAAAAAATAACCGTGTTTTTAGCAAAAACCTGAAAACATCCCGGACATCCCGGACATCGGTTTGGAACCTGCTTACCTAGAATCACTTAAGTGCGCCAAGATGGTCAAAAGTATCCCGGACAATGTCCGGGATGATCCCGGACATGTTACATTTTTGTAACAAATTACCTCGCTTACCTGCCACGGTCGTTTTTGCCCCTGACGGCTTGCGCATGCTCTGTTTCCTAGGCCCTTTGAGGCTGGTTGCTTTCGTAAATAGAAAAGAATCCCCGAATCATTTATATTAGATTAAACTTTTCTATGAATCCCAGGAGCTATAAATACATGGGCACTGATAATACATCCTCAGCAGATAAGCAAGGCAATCTATCCGCCTCTAACCACCCTGAATACGACGAATACCTCGTTGACTGGCAGCAGATGCGCGACACCTTCGCCGGGGAACGTATCGTCAAAGAAGCCGGGACCACGTATCTCCCGAAGACCGCAGGCATGGAAGCCGACGGCACAGCCGGGAACAACGCGTACGCGTCCTATAAGCTCAGAACCGTGTTCTATGATTTCGTTGCTACCACCGTTGCTGATATGCTTGGAATCATGGAGAAGGAACCCACCGTTTACGAGCTGCCAACGCGCCTTGAACCTCTTGAAGAGTCCGCCGGACCCGACAACGAACCGATCAGCGTAGTTTACCGCCGCGTTAACGAGCAGCAACTAATTGCATCCCGCGTCGGGCTCCTACTAGATCCGCCCTCCGTCACAGAGCCTAACGCATTGCCGTCTATCGTGCAATACAATGCCGAGACCGTACTGAACTGGGATACCGACAACAAAGAACCCCGGTGGATCGTATTAGACGAATCTAGGAACGTTCTGTCTGAAGGTACTTTGAGTTGGGTGTGGAAAGAAGAGTATAGGCTGCTGGCCTTGGACGGCTCCGGCAGATACTACACCGCAGTTTTCGACGAGTACCCACGAACCGTAGACGTTGACGAGCCCGCCCCGGCAGCCGACCCCGCGAACCCCCTACCCGGTGAAGCCGTGTATCCAATGTTAAATGGTAACGTCCTCGACACGATCCCCTTTGTTGTGTGTAACGCTACGTCGCTAGGGCTCAATGTTGAAAAGCCTATGTTGCTAGGGCTCTCCAACCTCGCGTTGGCCGTGTACCGTGGCGACGCTGATTATAGGCAGGCTTTGTTTATGCAAGCCCAGGATACTTTGTTCCTTAAAGGCTTTGTCGAGGGTGAAGACTCTTCCGTGCGCATGGGGGCTGGGGCCTATCTCTCCAGCGTCAACCCGGAAGCCGACGCCAAGTTCATCGGTATCCAGTCCGACGGGTTGTCAGAGATGAAAGATTCTCAGAACGATTTGATCGAAAAAGCCTCGGATATGGGAATCGAGATGCGCGACAAAAGCGGCGTAGAGTCAGGAGACGCTATTTTGACCCGTTTAACGGTACGCACAGCGACTTTAACCACT